ACGGTTCCGGAGGAGGGTCGGGCATAGGGTTGCCTTGGTAGCTCACTAGGGGTGTTCAGTCGCAGAAGCGACGCCCCGGAACACCCCGACTTGGTAGTGAGCCGAACACCAGGGGAACCCAAAACCAGAATATTCGGAGTCGTCAAGGGAATTAATCCTCCCCTCAATATTCTGGTCCACTCAGACGACATTAATACATTGGAAAGGGCAGTGAAGGAACGCGTTTTCTTCGTCGTAAAAGACGGGGAATTCGTTGCACCACCACTCCCTAAAAATGATGCAGTGTTCTTCAAACGTCTGCTTCCGTTCAGTGAAGCAATCCGTACACACTTACCCCGGACCGCCCCCATGACTGCCGCAAATTTTGCTGGTATGTATCAGGGCCGAAAGGCTAGAGTGTATGGAGACGCGGTGGAATCGTTACAGAGAGACGATTTCACCGTGAAGGACGCGCACATCAAAGTGTTCGTAAAGCTGGAGAAAGTGAATTTCACAGCAAAACCGGACGCAGTACCTCGGGTGATCTCCCCTAGAGACCCGAGATTCAATGTTAAGGTCGGGCGTTACCTGCGCCAGATCGAGGATCGATTGTATGGATCAATCGCTAAGGTATATGGTGATAAAACAGTAATCAAGGGGTTGAACGCCCTTGAATCCGCTGCTATTATCAAGAGTAAATGGGACTATTTTGATGACCCGGTGGCCGTGGGCTTGGATGCCTCACGGTTTGACCAACACGTATCGCAGTCGGCGTTGCGTTGGGAACATCGGGTGTACGAACAATGTTTTCCCATCAAGAAACACAAAGAGGAATTGCAAAGGTTGCTGAGTTTACAGCTTGTCAATCATTGCAAAGGCTTCTGTCTTGATGGGAAACTTCAGTACACAGCCAAGGGTGGCAGAATGAGTGGTGATATGAACACTGGGTTGGGCAATTGCCTGCTCATGTGCGCTATGATCTACTCGTATGCTGCCGATATATTGGTGAACATCAAATTAGCGAACAATGGAGACGACTGTGTCGTCTTTATGGAGAGGAGTGATTTAGAGAAATTTGTCAGGGGGGTTGACAAATTTTTCGTTGAGTTAGGGTTTACCATGGTGGTAGAAGCCCCAGTGTTCCATTTGGAGCACGTCTCGTTTTGTCAGACCCAACCGGTCTGTAGCGGGATTAAGGGAGAATACATCATGGTACGAGATCCACGGATAGCTGTAGCAAAGGACTGTGTGTCTACTACTTGGTATCCGACGCCCGTGCTCAGGCGCGGTTGGTTACATGCCG